TTAAGGATTGACTGCTGCGACTGCTTTCTGGCGGTCACGTTTCATTGTATTAGAACGCAATTGTCCACAAGCTGCATCAATATCAGTACCGTGCTCTTGACGAACAACACAGTTAACCCCTTTTTTCTTGAGCGTATCATAGAAGGCCATGACGCGCTCTTTAGGACTACGGCTATATTGGTCATGTTCACTAACTGGGTTATAAGGAATCAAGTTTACATAAGACAATTTCTTGATATTCTTGAGCAATTCAGCCAATTCCAAGGCTTGTTCTACACCATCGTTAACTTCATTGAGCATGATATATTCAAAGGTTACACGACGGTTGGTTGTTTTGATGTAGTACTCAATAGCTGCAAAAAGTTTTTCAATCGGAAAAGCACGATTAATCTTCATAATGCTTGAGCGCAATTCATTGTTGGGTGCGTGAAGAGAAACGGCAAGATTGACCTGAACTCCTTCATTAGCAAAGTCACGAATTTTATGGGCCAAACCTGAGGTTGAAACCGTAATGTGACGAGCACCGATGGCCATTCCTTTATCATCATTGATAGTACGAACGAAATTCAAGACATTGTTGTAGTTATCAAAGGGCTCACCGATTCCCATGACAACGATATGGCTGACACGCTCGTCCTGACCACGTTCATCGAAGTATTTCTGAACCAGCATGATCTGCGCTACGATTTCCCCATTATTGAGGTCACGTTGTTTCTTGATTAAACCAGAAGCACAGAAGGTACAACCGATATTACAGCCGACCTGAGTGGTCACACAGACTGACAAACCATAGTGTTGACGCATGAGTACAGTCTCGATCAACATACCATCAGGCAACTCAAAAAGATATTTAACGGTACCATCAGCAGACTCTTGCACGATACGCTGTTTCAAGGGATTGACCACAAACTGGTCATTGAGCTTAGCAATTAAATCTTTTGAAAGGTTGGTCATTTCTTCAAATGACTGCACACGTTTACGGTAAAGCCATTCCCAGATTTGATCAGCACGGAATTTCTTTTCTCCCTGCTCCAATACCCATTCCTGCATGGTTTGACGTGTTAAACTATAAATTGACGGTTTCATTTCTTCTCCTTATTCTCTACTCACTTCTGACGAATGACAAAATGACGTTGCCCCTTGTCCTCTTTCTGAGAATGCTGGTCTTTCTGACGACGTCTATTTTTCTTATCTGCATTCGGTTTTCGTTTGGTTTGAGTCGGTTTCTTTCCTTTTCTAGAAGGCGGTTCTTCTTCCTTCTTACGCATTTTCTTGTCAAATGATGCTCGCTTAGGGGCTTCATTTTCTAGGACAAAATAGGCACAACCATAACTACAATACTCTAAAAGGTAGTCTTGTAAACGACTGATTTTTTCAAGTTTTTCTTCTGTTCGGTCATCCTTGTAAAAACCTCGTAGGCGAAGCTGTTCGTTGCTCCAGTCTCCCACGATATAATCAAACTTTGTTAAGACTTCTGAAAAACGCTGATTAAAAGCCGTCACATCAAAGGCATCCTTGATATTTTCCACCAAGGAAAAAGCTATCCCTTCCGTTTCGACCGTGTCCCCGTGTAAATGGAACTCAGGACCAGGAAACTTGTTATAGTTGTATAATTCAGGTGCAATTTCTTTTCGCATAGATATCCTTTTTTCACGATTACTTAATACTTTATTCTACCATAATTTCTAGCAGTTAGCACGTTTCTCATAAGAATAGAAACGATAAACTTTTAGTCTTCATTAAAAAACCTAAAGCGTTTATACTATTAAATCTTAAAAAATAGCAGGTCTTTAGGACTTTTTAAAAGACTATAAAAGTTCTTAAAAAAGTCCACAAAAAAAGCCCCCACAAAAGGGCAAACAAAATTACGAGTTCAGCAGGCAAGGAACTAGCACGGTCAAACGTGCTTTTTTTATTACCTAATAATATTATACCACATCTAAAATACACACTCAATTATTAGCAATCCCTCTCGGTTTGCAGTATAATGATGGAAAGGTGGGTTGATACCCACGGTTCACCAAAAAGACTGGTTTGGCGAGTTTATGGAGGAGGGATTTATATGGATAGTTCAAAAAAGACATGGGTAATTAACGGAGATACCTGGTTACATTGTCCTGTTTGCGGAACTGAAGTTATGGACTATGATATCTGTGACGTCTGTCGTTGGCAAAATACAGGTATTATAAATATTGACGGTGGCCCAAATAAAATAACTCTAGCTGAAGCCAAAGAAGCTTATGCAAGGAGAAAAATCGTAAAAATTCTAGAATTTGATACAGTGTTGTTAAAAAACGGTCAAATGGCGACAATTGTCGAAAAGCTAAGCGAAGATACTTTTATTGCTGACATAGGAGATTCCCCGAAAGACTGGGATACCATAACAATTACAATCGATGATATTGAAAAAGTAGTGTAATTGAAATTACTGATAAAATCAACCAGTCAAAAAAGCCCTAGATTCGTTTCTAAGGGCTTTTAGTTTATCCGTGGTGATTTAGTTATCCAGTACGAAACAAAGCAAAATAGGGGGTGAATATGAAGCCTCAGCCTACTTATACACTTCTAGCTCTCCGTTCTGGTGGATTCTCGCAAAGTTTAAAACAGCTATCTGTTTGTATCGATGATAAGTAGTGGAGCTAGTACCTGCCATCTCTACGCATTCACTCATTGTTTTCTTTCTCATATAGCAATAATGGATAATAAAGTATTTTCTGGCTCGTTTGTCCTCTATGCTGTTGATGTCGTGGGCGAATATTTCCAATCCCTCACGGATTGCTTTTTCATGCTCACCGCTCAAATTCCACTGATCAGGTAAGACAAGTTCCCAAGCCTCTTCATCTATCGCAACTTGGTTTTCACTTCCTGCCATTCTCTGGAATCTCAGAAAGTAAGTCATCCGCTCTCTGACGTTCATCATCGTTTTGAAGTTATCCAGCTCCATTAGTTCGCTCCCTTGTGATATAATAATATTATTGAGATTATAGCTGAGGCGGAGCGCCTTGGCTTTTTTTGTATTCTAAGGCTTTTCCTTTTGAATCTCATCTTCCCAAACGGATTCAACCATTGCGCTCATGGCCTCTATAAATTTATCATCCTTAACCGGAGTTTCTTGATGGATGTTACTCTTAATCACACTGATTTCTGCTCGCAACTTCTCGTCCAGCAACTCCAAATCACGAAAAGCGCTATTATTCATCCCATGCAAAGCAGAAAGAAAGGCATTAAAATTACTAGATCTCAATCCACTTTCGATAATTTCAGATTTAGCTTTATTTTTTAGCCATTCATACTCATTAAAAGCCTGTTCTCTTGACCATAAAGCACGGTTTGAAAACTCTTTTAATAACTCTCTGTACCTTGTATTAACCTTATACTCTTTCAGCAACTTACTAGCCCTTGAATCTATCGTACTATCAGCCATCTTTTGGGCGTTATAAGCCTCTTTATATGCTTTTCTTTGAGATAGTCCAGCCACTAGTCCTTGGACAAATTTTTCTTGTCTCTGCGTTAACTTATCTGTCACATTAGTTCACCTCCTTAAGCGACAAAAAGGGGAAAACTCCCCCTTGTCTTAAGCGTTATCTTGCTCTTGCTCAGCTTTTAATACTGCTTCTTCTACGTTGTAGTCAATGATTGCACCGATAGCGTCCCCATCTTCAATGTATTTAAAATTATAACGCTCGTACTCTGGATGTGCTTGCTGGTGTTCTTCCATTAGTTTGAAGAGTTCTACAATCGTTGGTACTGGTTCAATTTTGTGTCTAATTTGTCTCTTCATCTTTTAAAAATGCCCTTTCACATCGTTGTAAGTATTTCCAAAGGCTCGCACATAAACTTCTCTTAAGAATGGTTCAACTGGATAGACTGGTTCGTATCTAACCCTTCCATCGGCTGGCGAAATAATAGACCCCCCTGTGCTGAAAGTAAACTCTCTCTTACCTTTTCCAACTTTGTAAACCATAGCATGGTAAAGGGCTTGAAGTTTATCTGAATCAGCTCTAAATTCGTCATCGATCTGGTCAATCTCTCGTAGCAAATCCACGGCTTTATCATAAAGCGCCTTATGCTTTTTGTCAACCGTTGAATCTAGTTCATCGATTTTTGTCTTAAAATCTTCAAGACTCATAAGTGTTTCATTGTGCAAGTCTTCCAGCTTTTTAGCATTCTTTTTTAATTTACTTTCAGCAATCCATAAGTTATCCTTGGCATTGCGTAGCTTGTCTTTGTCTACTTCATCAACCGCTTCATCATGTTCACGTTGGGCGTTCGCTTGATCTTGAAGCAACTGTGTTTTTTCTCGTTCAGCCTCAGCAATCGCATTTTCGTTTTGTGTGATCAATGCGTTAACTTCCTTAGTAATTTTATCTAGTGCTTTATCCATTTTTTGGGCTAGTTCTTGGCGTTTTTGCGCTTGTTCAATGTTGTTTGTGTTTTGTGTTTCTGTCATCTTGTTCTTTCCTTTCCTGTTGTTTTATTAAGTTTAGAGTGCTATATCCAGTCACGGGATCTCTATTGTAGTTCATCTGCTTACATACTCTCTACTCTATTCCTCAACTTCTTCATCTATTGGATTTTCTTCATTCTTGAAAACTTCACAAATGCGCTCAAAGTTGATGTCTAGTTTGTTATCATCTATATACTCAGCAATAAGTGTTCCATTTTCCTTATATTTTAGTTTAATAGCTGGCACTAGATAAGTACCTCTCATATATCCAAATAAGGCTAACCCTGCTATTTGTGCGTCTTCTAGGTTTCCAAATTCATAAGTAAATGTATGTTTTGGCGCTGTTTCTGAAAATACTTTTAATGTCATGTTGTTTTTCCTCTTTCTGTTTTAAGGGTGTCACTAGTAGTTACACCATTGCAAAGGGGTCGGTACTATCTACCCCATTTTGTTTTAGGTTTTAGGCAAAGTGTAGCCGTTTTTGAATATCTATTGGCTACGCGTTCCGCCTTACAGCCCCAAGGGTTTTCGCCTTGTGTAGCCGTGTAGCCATTTCATCTCAAAAAAAATATATAAATAACGCATTAGGTTTTTAATTATATATACTTTTATAAAATATATATTTTGGCTACATTTATATTAAAAAGTCAGTAATATCAAGGGTTTAGGGGTGTAGCCGTTTTTTTCGTCTTGTCTACATCTCTTTGAAACCCTTACAGTATCAAAGGTTTTCAGTGTAGCCGTTTTTTTATCTTTTGGCTACACTGTCTACACTTTATTTTTTTATTTTAGCAAATCCACGTTTGACGCTTTTACCAAATCTAAGGGAGTCCCTCGATTCCCAACCCTCTTTGTTTTGCATGAATTTCTTAACCTTATTTTTATCTTTAGGGTTGGGGGAATTGTTCAAATAAACCTCGGAAAAGAATATATTTACTGTCAACTTGTCCCTTTCCACCAGTTCCCCATACTTTCCAGTATCTAGATGAATCTCTACGCCATTAGCGCCCATATGATAGCCGTGGTTCATCATGTCATGAATATAGTAGTGTCTCGTACTGTCTGTTGCTGGGAATTGATACATATTTTTAGGGTAGGGAGTTTCTAAATAACGCTCAACATCCTCAAGGATTTCATCTACAAACTTGTAACGGCTTCTAACCTCATTTACTAGCTTTTCCTGCTCGTCTGTCAGGTTCAAGACTTGGTTAGCTCTCCAAGCCATCACCATAGCACCCCAAAAGGCTCTACGGTCTTTTTCTGTCCACTTCCTGCCCTTATAGTTGGTGTCTTTATGGACTTCTGCAACCAAAAAGCGCCTTTCTCCTGTCAGGTCGTTTAAATAATCATGGTCATTGGTTGCCCTCACAATAATAAAACTCTTAGGTAGTCGCCTATCACTGGAGGCGTAAGGCGGTCTAAACTCTAGCTTGGTTTCTGTGATGAATTTCTTCAATTCTGAAAAACTAGCCTTTTTACTGGCCACCATCTCATCATCAAATACACACCAGTTTCTGACCATTCTAGCCTTATCATCTTTATCTGTGAAGGTCTCAACGGTTGTAAAATACTTGTGAGTAAAAAGCCCCTCAAAAAATTGGGTCTTTCCTACTCCCTGCCGTCCAGTCAAGTCCAGTACAAAGTCAAACTTGATGGTAGGGTCAAACACCTTGGCAACCGCTCCACGGAAAAACAAGTCCATGATAATACGGTTATATTCATCATCCTTAATATTGAGATAATGCCTTAAAATCTCAAAGGGATCACGCTGATTCACTAACTCTTTATACTCACTTTCGCAAGATTCCAGATAGTCTTTTAAGGGGTTGTAGCTGTGTTCTCCAGCCACCACTTCCAAAATATCCGCTATGTCAGGCTTTTTATAGTCCAGCTTGTACTTGGTAGCAATATAAGCCCTAATCTCTCTGATAATCAGGTCATCGATTGCACCGCTCAGGGTCCTACCGTTTAGCTTCATTGGTCTAGTCACGTCGATTTCATAAGTGAAGACGTTGTACTGTATAGCCCCTTTTAGCTTGCTATCTCCGCTCAAAATCTTCTTGAGATTGTCCAAGTTGACTGCAAAGCCATCGCCTCTTGCTCTCTTTGCCAAGTTCAGGCTATTATGTTCCTCATCGGTCTCCCTTGCTTGGGTCAAGTCCACCACTTCAGGCGGTGCTTGTTGCTTATCTTCTTCAATGATTTTATTTACAATGTCATTGCTATTCAAAAGCCACCTCCTTATAGAATGTTGTCGCTACTTCTAGGAAATAGCTTGCTAGGTCTTTGCGTTTAACAATTGCTGAAAACAAATCCACTAACTGATTAAAACTATAGCCATTCACAAACAGCAAGCGGACAAAAAGTGAAGTCTCATACCTGGTATAAATGCCATTACAAATCAGGTCAAAAACCCAGCCTTTTAACTCCACTCCAAGCCCCTGCCGTTGCTCTGTCAATTTGTTTACCTCTAAATCTTTCAGGATCGTCAGCAAGTCAGGACTGGCCAAACCTATCTCTAAATCTCTGGTTAGTTCCCAGCCCTCTACTTCCTCACTTTCGTCTTTAACTACCACATACAAGCCTTTGTAGTGAAAAGCCGTCAAACCCTCACCTATTGGCTCAAAGTAGATAAATTTGTAGTGTTCCCCATTCTTCCATACTTGGGTTGGGGTAGACTTGAGAAAGCCAAACAAAGGCAATTTGTCAGCGGATAAAATTAACTCCAGCACCCTCATTTATCCACCCCCAGAAACTTCCAGATGTCAGTCACTAAATAGTAAATCATTCTAGAACCATCGTCAGGCGGTTGATAGCGTCTTAAACCCTGCCTTTCCCACTTATTTAGCGTGCTGTCACTAATTTTCAATTCCTCTTTGAGTTCAACTCTATTTATAAGTTTGGTCAGTCTTGGCGGTACTTTCTCATGCGCTTCAAGGTATTTTTTTACTACCTCCAGAATGCCATGTGTCAGGTCATGCTCACTTTCTCTGCTTAGGCTAAACATATCCGCCCACCTCCTTCAAGGTTTCCTTATAACTTTCTAGATCGCTATTCATCAACACTGCTAGGCGCTTGCTCTCTTCCTGTACTTGGTTGTAAAAGGCCTTAGCGCCATCTAGTAGCTCGCCTTTATTCGCTGGGATAAAGTAGCCACTAAAAACGCCACATCTAACCCCCACTATTGGGATGTTATGCTTGACTACTAGGCGCTTAATGATGTCACGTACTGTTCTTTCTGTTAGCTTGGTTGTCAGGCTGATTTCTGCCCCTGTTATGGAGTTCTCAGCCCCTACCTTGATTAGTCTTAATACTCGTTTATCATTCTCTGATAGGCTCATCCAGTTCCTCCTCTCCTTTGCTTTTATTCAAAAAGGTTATTTGTCCGCTCGCTATCCCTTGCAAAATATCTTTTTGAGTTTCTATGATTGTATCCAAGGTTTTCAAAATAGCTGTCTTAGTCTCTAAATCCAACGCTTGTTTTGTCAACAAGCCCATAGTTACAGCTAACTTTGTTGCATTGTCCATACACGTAGCTAGAAAAATCTCTTTAGTAAAATAGGTTTCATCTGGCATATCTTCAAAATCAAGAAATAAATTAATTGTGTAACTCATTTCATCCCTCCGTAAACTCTTACCCCTGCAAGCTGGATATATCGCCCATAATCAGGGTTTAAATCCTTGCTAGGTGTTTCTATCGTCTGTTGGTTTTCTCGCTCTATTTTGGCGCTTTTTTTGCGGTCTCGGTGGTTTAAATAAAGCAGTAAGCCAATCAGTACCACGGAAAAGGCAAGTGCCTGTGTATTGGTCAAATCTAACTCATTCATGTTATACCCTCGCTTTGTAATTCTTGATGTAGTCCACTTGGTCGCTTCGTTCCATCTTCAGCAAGTCGTCTTCGGCTTGTGCCATTTCTTTAATATCTTTAGTCATGGTATGCCTCCAGCTCTTTAGCGTTGTCATTGTTCAAAAGCAAAAAGGCTATTTCATTTAGACGATCGTATAGCTTTTCATTCTGGGCGTATGCTGTATCAGTGTATTTTTTAGCAAGCCATAAGAACGTGGTTGTATCTTTCTGTAGTGCAAACTCAAGCCCTTCAAGAGCTAGGTTATTCATTTTTAAAACATTCATGATGTCGGTTAATTCGTTCCCTAATTCTGCTAGTTTCTTAGCCGATAATAGAACTTGTTGGCTTGATGTTGCTTTTTTTGTTGTCATGTTTTTTACCTCTTTTTCTATCTTTTTATACTTGCCACGATGGCTTTTTAATGCTTTTTTTCCTGTTACATACCCCACGCTCAGAGTCGCCAAACTTTGAGAGCGTGGGGATTTTTAATGGTTGTTTCTTATACATTGTTTCTTGTAATTCCTAGCCTCACGCTCAGAGTCGCCAAATTGAAAGCGTGAGAAAGTACCAGTTTAAAGAGTTGGAGCTCTATGCTTTTCAAAACCTTTTCTAATTGCTTGCCTGCACTTCGGTTTTCTTAGTTTTTCTTCATTTCGTTTACGGCTTTATCTGCTAGCCGTTGCCATTGTTTTCTAAAATCTTGTTCATCTATCCGCCCATGCAGAAAGTCGCTCAGGGCGTAAGTTACACGGCTGTAAAATTGCCTTGCTCGTTCGTATGCTGTCATCTGTTAGCCCTCCATCATGTCATAAAGTAGGGCGTAGTGCTTATCTGGGATTCTGTCCAAGGCTTTCAAGCCATCGTGTTCTGCTTTTTGTCTTGTTTCCGCCTTGACTGTGCTATCAAAGGCAATAGAAAAGGCGTTTAACATAGCCTTGTAGCGGTCTACACTCTTCAAATAGCGCCCACGACCTGACAATTCCTTGTCTTCAAGCTCCTCTTTTATCGAATTGTCCAAAAGTTCAAACTTGGTATAAACTCCTTTTTCTACTTTGAAGTCTATCCGTTTGCTTTGTCTCAAACTGTAAAGATTAGTTCTGCAACTCTCTAAATTGCGATAGCCTAATACTCCAGCGATTTCTTCTAGGTTTTTGCCCTCTAATTCAGGCAATTTTTCAGCAATATCCTTGAATTTTACTACTTGATGTTTCTTTCCCATTGTTTACCTTGTCTTTCTATGCTATAATCAAGGTATAGAAAAAATATCTATATTCTTGATCCAGTCGCTTGCTTCTGTCGCCAAACGTTCAGCAAGTGACTTTTTTTTGTTGTCGTTTTTAATCTTCATGTCTAGGTTTTTTATAAATCAGTTGACGGCTTTCCACTAACTCAGCGATAAAAGCTAGGTTATTGGCCGTATTTTCTATCAATTCGTCAAGCACCCCTTTGTTTTCAGGTAATGCAATAGCTTCAGCCACACTCACGGCATTATCTAGCCATGTTTTAAATTCTTTAAAGTTCATTTCTTTGCTCCTTTTTTGTTGTCAATCCCCAGTGGTAAAGCACCACATGAGAAACTTGTAAATGTATTGAAGTATTGCGATCGGGTCGCTCCTTTCTAATAATCTTCTGCAAGCCACTGCATAGCTTTTTGATAAATGCTAGGCTTTACTTCGCCACCGTCTCGGATTTTGCGATAGGTAATTGGATTTACACCAATTTCCTCACTGGCTTTTTTAGCGGTCAAATTCTTGTCTGCCTGCTTTCGGCGGATCGCTTTTGCTTGTGTTGAGGTGATAAGCAAGACAGTTTCCTCCTTTCTTGTTTGTAAAGTTTAACTTTACTCGAATCGAGTATATAATGTTTTTCTTTACTTGTCAAGAGAAAATAAATAAAAACTTTACAAAAGTTTTTTTAACGGTTATAATTTAACTGAGGTGATAAAATGTCAACAATAAAAAATAGACTAAAAATTCTAAGAACTGATGAGGGAATAACTCAAGAAAAATTAGCCAAAATTATAAATGAAAAACTAAATGAAAATGAAAAACCAATATCCAAAATGGTGATATCTAACTGGGAAAATAATAAGCATACTATTAAACCAGAAAAAGCCCAACAACTTGCTGACTACTTCGGGGTAAGTGTAGGCTACCTGTTGGGGTATAGTGATGATCCCAAAATATATGATGACGAAATTGTAATGGAACCTGAAGAGGGGTTGATTGTAGTACACTCTAGAGAGAGATACGACAAAGAGAATCAAGAAAGAATGTTTAAAGATTTCATTACATTTTTCCGTGATAACATTATCTTTATCAGCGATGATGAAATTTTGTCTCTATATTCTATGGTGCAGGCTGCCAATCTCAATAATGCCACCCCAAGAGGCAGACAGTTTACCGATTTGATTTTTTCTGATAATGACGAATCAAAACAAATAATTGATGATTACTCATTAGTTTTCGGTAATGAGTTTGCTAGAAATGATTTAGAGGAACAAATCCACGGGTATATCTATGATGAAACAAAATCTAAAGAAAAAACCGAAAAACTCTTGAAAGTCTTACAATCGGCATATGGCGAACGCGACTACCTAGATTAGTAAGATTATCATAGGCGAAGTCGTGAGTATATATAGAGAATAAAAAAGGAGTAAAATCATGAAATTAAATACAAAATCAGCTTTTCGATTCAAAGATAATAACAAAAATAGAAAATATATCGTTATGCAAGTTAAGTTGCAAGAAGCAGTTTTTGGAACTGGTTCAGCTAGAACTACCATCACCGAATTAGAGGATGTTCTAAACGAACAAGTAGAAAAAGGGTATAAACTACATACAATGTCTACTAGTAAAGGTGGAAAAGGAATGTTAGGCGGTGATCATATTTTTGCTACGTTGGTATTCGAAAGAATAGACTAACTAACAAAAAAAGACAAGCCTGCTCCTGCTGACTTGTCTGATAATACCTAACTGAAAATAAGCAAAAGGTTAGATATTTACAACATCATTATACCACTCTTGCAGTTAAAAAGCGACTGACGGCATTTCTCACGCTCATCGGGCTATAACTCTCTAATGCAGTATAATGCGGTATAATTTAGACGATTTTCAACACTTTGGCATTTTAGAAACGCTTAAAGTGCTCTAAACAATATCAAAAAAAAATAAAACTCTTGAAATATTGGGGCTTGTATGCTAGAATGAAAGCATAAAGGGAAAAACAGTGCTTCTAGCATATGTAACTAAAAAGCCCCACCGTTCCAGCGATGGGGTTTTTTGCTACCCTCTTAAAAGGGTTAAAGGCTACTTGTTGCGTCTCTTTATCCATAGCTTGAAAAGCTCAGACAGTACGTTAACAAGTAACGGAGCTAGAAAAAGGGAAAACAACTCTAGCATATATAACACCTCCCTTCTCTAAATTGAGGGGGCGAAAACATTATATCAAAAACACCCATCACAAACAAGCCCATATAAGCCCCATATCCTCCTTGTTTCCTACTCTAGCATTATATTTACCGTCTGACTGCTTAAAATCGAAAACAAGGGGCTTCTCGTAGCCCCTCGCATGGTATAAACTCAAAACCTTTTCTAATTGCTTGCCTGCTGATGGAAAAAGGAGTAAAACCATGAAAATAACAGAATACACCAAAAAAGACGAATCTACAGTCTATCGCTCCAGCGTCTATCTTGGCATCGATACCATAACGGGTAAGAAAGTCAAGACGACTATATCAGGGCGAACCAAGAGAGAGCTCAAAGCCAAAGCGCTGCAAGCTCAAATAGACTTTGAAAAAGGAGGCTCAACAGTATATAAGGCGGTTCAAATCAATACCTATGCCGAACTGGTGGAGAATTGGCTAGAAACGTACTGCCATACAGTCAAAAAGGCAACCCTTACAATAATCAAGAGTAGACTAAATAACTATCTACTTCCAGCCTTTGGAAACTACAAACTAGATAAGCTAACGCCCCCAGTTATTCAAAAGCAAGTTAATCAATGGGCAAAAGATTACAATCAACTAGGCAAAGGCTACCAAGAATATACGCAACTTAACTCGCTAAATAAACGCATACTTAAATACGCCGTATCGTTGCAAGTTATCCCTTTTAATCCTGCCCGTGATATTATCGTCCCACGTCGCAAACCAAAAGAAGGGCAAAAACTGAAATATCTGGATGATGATCATTTAAAAAAATTCTTGACTTATCTGGAGCAGTTACCAAACACTTACAAAAATTTCTACGATACGGTGCTTTATAAGACGCTTTTAGCTACTGGTTTGCGTATTCGTGAGTGTTTAGCCTTGAAATGGTCTGATATTGACTTACAAAACGGTACACTAGACGTAAACAAAACTCTAAACTGTGAAAAGGAAGTCACCACCCCTAAAACAAAATCAAGCGTAAGAGTAATTGACTTGGATAATAAGACAGTGCTCATGCTACGGCTTTACAAAAATAGACAAGCGCAAGTGGGTAGAGAAATAGGCTTGACTTATGAGAAAGTATTCCCTAATTATTTCGATGAATATAGAGACGCTAGGACACTTAGACATAGACTTGAGAAACATTTAAAACTTTCTGACTGCCCTCGTTTAACTTTCCACGCCTTCCGTCATACTCACGCTAGTATCTTACTCAATGCAGGACTGCCTTACAAAGAAATACAAACAAGGCTAGGGCATTCTCAGATATCAATAACCATGGATACATATAGCCACTTGTCCAAAGACAACAAGAAAAACGCTACTTCATTTTATGAAAAAGCCATTGAAAAGTTAAAAAGTTCCTAA